CCAACAGCGAGGGAGAAACCGACAACGAGAGCGAGGTGTCGTATGGAGGTAGAATTAACCCAATCCCCTCTGTCCCCTTTGATGGTGTTGAAACCGAAGTTGGACAACCGAGGCAACTCCGCAACCGACCCCTTGATGCCCTGCCGCCATTTGCCGTCCCTACCATCGTGCCTACCATCGTGCCTACCATCGTCCCTACCATCGTGCCTGATACTGCTCTGCCTGACGACCGACGGCGAAGGGTAATTATCCCGTTCCCTGACTTTGACGACATTCCCGATGGAGGAATTAATATGGATAATATTGAAGGAGGTCGCCGTTGCCCGATGGAAGACCACTTCTTTTTCCCAGCAAGAGATAGGGATAGGCGATACGATACGGTCGATTACAGTCGGGTCGTTCCCCATCACAGGGGATTTGGAATGACGAATATATTTTAGATTTTTTAATCTCCATATAGATTATAATGGATAGTTTAGAGAAACCTGAATTAAAGCGGGAGGTGAAAATATCAACCGCACCCTTACCCAATATGGCGAATGCGAACTTCACCGTTCATTCGCACGACACCACGACGGAAAAGATGATAATCGCCTACGATGTTGCTGGGAATGCTATTGAGTGTAGTATTGATGATATATTAAAGAACAAGTATAAACCAAAACCCGACGGGGGGATTACAGAAGAGCCGAAAGGGAGAGTGTAGGGTGTAGGGTGTAGGGTCTGTTTTAATTAGTTATATTTGAAACAGACCTCCCAACCCATTCTGTATAATAAAACATTATAAGCACCCTACACCCTACACCCTACATTTCTAAAAAAGGAGCCGTCGGCAGACATTATTCAATATATTTCGCAACCACCCAATCAGCAGATTTCCGTTTCCCTCCTTCGGGCGTGTTTTTATCCCGCAGGTTCTCAATCTCCTTTTGGAACTGGGGAAGAGTGTATCCCATCTGCCCCAAGTGTCGTCTCAAAGCAACGAACCTCCCGCAGGTCTGTATTTTAGGCGATAATTTCTGTAATCTCTTTTTGTTATACACGACATTAAAGCCGTCCTTCTTTGCCTTACCCAACAGGCGAGTTAAGTCGTTGGTTGCCTGACCCAAAATCAAGCGAATCATTCGGGGAATGAACCGCCAATCAGTATCCCATTTAGCCCCGTAAGAGTTGAAGTATTCAATCGTCTTATCAAAGCGAAACAGACCTACAAAATGTCCGCTGTTGTATGTGTCCTCAATCAAGAGAACCCTGAAACTATCTTTCTCGGGCAAGAGTTGCTCAATAGAATGGTAATCGCTCAACTTACTATACTTGATAATGTCGCTCGGGTCTATTTCAAGGTATTTTTCTAAATCAAAGTTAGTCATCGGTTCTCCTATTCTTTTTTCAATTTCAGCGTCGCTCATTTATATTATACGGATATAAAAAAAAGACGATTTAGATTATTTTGCGTTTAGTTTAGGCGATTTTAAAATATCAGTAGTATATAGAAATGGTGAATTGGGAAAACTCTTATATTTACGGGAAGAAGCAAGAAAGCGAAATCCTACCCCTGATACGCTCTTATTTTGGAAGAGAAATCACCCCGACAAAAGACAGGTATGCTAAATACGATTACTACGACGACGACTTCAACTACGAAGTCAAGTCAAGGACGAACACGATGAAAGCATACTCAACCACGATGATTACCAAGAATAAGACGGAAGGGAGTGATAAACCTGTGATACTGCTGTTCAATTATAAAGATTGCCTTGCTTACATCAAGTATGAAGAGGAGCAATTCAAAGACTACCTTGTAGAACAATTCAGCAGAGCAGGAAACCAAGCCGACGAGAAACCCCACCTATATATCCCAATAGCACATCTCTCCGTTATTGAAAGTTATTAATTAATACTTTGTTAGCAATAATGTATTAATTCCATCGTATCATATTGTAAAAAATTGATTGTGATTTATACCAACCTTCTATAAGCATCAAACAACAACAAGTCGTAAGACAAAGTAATTAAGATGACGACATTCGTAATGGATAGCGGGAGCGGTGAGGTGCGTGAGGAAACACCCTTGTTCCTACAAGACGGCGGAGAGGAGAAACTGGCTGTGCGTAGAAAAGAGTTGGAGGTCTTTGTGAAACTCTTAAAGACAGCCTCTTATTCTATCCTCAAAAAGACGCAAGTGTTCCTCAACCCCTGTCTTGATGAGACGGAGTTGTTAAGATGGTGGAACGACCCTGCTACCAAGGTAGAGGTAGGGGTGTGGTTGATGAATAACGACCACAAGGTGAATGGTAAGTTCGGCAATTGGTCAAATGGGTTCTTGGGTAGTCGCTGGGCGGATTATAAGTTTAATGGAAAGGTCTGCCGTATCGCATTCTATTCTCGTAAAACCGACCCTCACAATTTCCCCGATGAAACAGAGAGAAACAATCTTAATGGTAAGAACTACCTTTTGTGTTTTGACCCATCTTAAACGAAACAAAACAAAACAAAACAAAACGAAACAAAACAAAATAAAAAAAGGGCAACCCCTCTTTTTTTGTTTTAAATGATACGATGGAAATATATGGGTGAGTGTAGGGTGTAGGGTGTAGGGTGGTTTTTAACTTTTATTATAGAGAATGGGTTGGGAGGGCTGTTCCAAATATAACTAATTAAAACAGACCCTACACCCTACACCCTACATTCATTATAAACCCTCTTTGTTATTTAGATTATTTCCAAAAAGAAAGAAATAGATTAAAAAAAGAAAGAAATAGATTATATAAATAGATTATTACTGATAAAAATAGATTATTACTTACTCATATAGGTAATAATTTATAAATTATATCTTGAAACAATCTATTTTATATATAGTTGATATAATCTATTTTTATCAGTAATAATCTATTCTGTGTATATATGAAATAATCTAATAAACTATAAATTAATCTAAATCTCTCTTATATTTGGATTAATTCCATCGTATCATTCTACACAAAATTGATTGTGATTTATACTATACTTCTATAAGCATCAAAACAACAACAAGTCGTAAGACAAAGTAATTAATATGTCGTCAGTCAGCATTTCCACAAAACTACCAAGAGTAATCCACAAAAAGGAAATTCTCGAAGAATATTGGGAAATCCTCGAAGAATATGACGATGAAGACGATGTCTGTATGACTTGGGGCTTGTGTGAGGGGCGGATTCGTCTCCTTAATGTGCGGGAGATGGTGGAGCAGGTGAATCAGTGGAATGTGTTGAAGAAGGTGGAAGGGAAACCGAATGACCCCTGTGGTATCCGTGTTGATTTCTTTAACAACAAGGAGTTCGTGATGAATGGTGTGAAGTGGTATGTCTTAATCGCACAACCCTTCGACGAAGACAAAGAAATCTGCTCGTTTGCTGCGTCTTGTCCTCTTTCCCTGTTCCTATTTAAGACGATGGTTGTGGGGCTTACCTTCGCCTTTAAAAGCAAGGACACAAGAGACTTCTTCGCCTTCGCTATTAATAACCGAGTTGCGGTTAGAAGGTGCGACTATTCAGGGTGTAATGGGGAAATTCTCGCAACCAAGAACGCTGCCGAACTGCTTAGCACTGCCGATGTTGCTCCACCAAAGCAGGAGAAAGTCAAAACCAAAGCGGAACTCAAAAAGGAGCAGACACGCAACGCCAACAAGGTCAAGGCGGAGGAAAAGAAAGCCAAAGAGGAACAGGGACGCCTTGCCGCAATCGCCTACGCCAAGAACCAAGCGGACAAGAAAAAAAAGGCAAGGGAAATCGCAATCAAGAAACAAAAGGCGTGGCTCAAAGAGGGGGAGAAATTGTTGAGGATATTTAGGGTGTTAGATTAATTAGGATTTTGGTGTAAGTTAAATAAAATAAGGAGGTTTTTTTTAATGTGGTGGTATATTATAAGAATGAGTTTAGAAAACAGTTGTGCTAATCCTGCCTTTCCTCTGCCGATTGGGTGTATAATGCCCTATATGGGACTTGCTAATTCAATCCCTCCCACCTTTTTAGTATGCGATGGACGGACTGTTAGTAAGAACGATTTTCCCGAGTTGTTTTTGGTCTTGGGTAATACATTCAACGGGACAGCGGTAGTGCCGACAGGGCAATTCAAACTGCCGAAAATCAATGACCAACAAACTTATTTAGTCCCCAACGGAACGCTTAAAACTGACCCGACAAAGGCGAATGGTATTATTCCACCCTATCTACATTCCAGCGAGGCATTACCCGCTCTAACAGGAACTGAAATTCCTCAATTGTCCCCTGTAAATTTTACACCCACCTATCCAAACGAGCAAATAGGGGTTGTTGGTAGGTCATTCAACGCAAGAGGGGATTACCCACCCGCTCGTTATCTCGCAACAGACAGCACGGGGTCATCTAACCCTCCTATTGTGAAACTTGATAGTTCGAACGAGACTGGGGGGTTCGCCACGATGAACACAGCGGATTACATATACCAAAACCCAACCCCTGCCCCAATTGGTGATATTATTTTGAACGACGACCATTCCGTCCAATACGGCGGTATGTCTTGTATTTATATCCTCAAAGCGTTCTCGTCTTACGCTCTATCTGCCTCTAAAAACGCAGCCATCAACAGAGTTGAAGAACAAGAGGCGGAGTATGTGGCTGAGGTGGCGGCACAGGAGGCGGCAGAGGTTGTCGCTACCAATCTCCAAGACGCAGCAAACGAGCAAAGAGCCGCTGATGAGGCTGCGGCAATCGCTGCTGATGGTGCGGGTGGTGGAACGGCTGACCCTTACGCAAATGTTCCGCAATTAGAGGGGTTTATAATCTCACCCAACCCTACCTTTTAATTTAGTGTGTTTTAATTTTTTTTATAATCTACCCGTATATTATAAGAAATGTCTGCTATCGATAACGAAGGATTTAACGGCTTTCCCGTGCCGATAGGAACGGTGATGATGTGGGCAGTTCAAGCATCAAAGCCCCTGCTCGTCGCCGATTTAGAAAATTATTCAGGATTTTTAGTGTGTGATGGTAGAGACCTGCTTATTAGTGAGTATCCCGACCTTTACCGTATTCTTGGCGGGACATCTATCCCATATGACGCTTTCGGGGTTGCTCCCCCTGTTGGTTCTTTTAAACTACCAAACCTACCCAACCCGAATGGGGCAGGAGGGATACTCCCTTTTCTAATCGGTGGGGCAACAGCGGGGGCAATCATCAACCCTACTGGTCAGCAACCAATCGCTACTGCCGAACTTACACTAAAAGCCTCCCAAGTCCCTACATTCCCGCTCGATTACCCTGCCCCTAACCCTGATGGTGGTCCGTTAATCCCTTACACTTGTAATGGCTCTTACTACTGCTTCGCACCTGATGGTAGCAAGATTGGGACGAATGTTTATACAAACTCTAACACCCTCACTCGTAATCCCGACGGCAATTTATTTTTGAGAAATGATGTAGGGTATTCGTCTGCGGGGGGTATCGGTAATGATTTAATCGCACCTCAATTCTCCTACACGGGAACGAACACCCCGATTGATATTACCGTTTCTCTCACGCAAGACACTTTCCTCGCTCCTTCTTTTTCTATTGTCCCCATTATTAAAGCAAGTGTTAAGACCAATTGGGCATATGCGTAGTGTCTGCCGTGTCTGCCGACGGCTAAAAACCGACTACAAGCGGAATTGTTCGACGGCTAACCTTTTTTAGAAATGTAGGGTGTAGGGTGTAGGGTCGCTCCAACTTTCTTTTATAGAGAATGGGTAGGGGGCTGTTTCAAATATAACTAACTAAAACAGACCCTACACCCTACACCCTACACTCTCCCTTTTAGAGTGAATTCATCTGTATCTTTCATTATAAAAATAATGTATGTATATATTATAATGAGTTCAGCAAACAGTTTAGGCGAAGCAGATTTTCCCCTCCCGATAGGCGTAATGTCCTTTTGGTGTGGCGACACTAATGGTGTTGTTCAACCCCCTACTGGTTGG